ATTCCAAACGAACTTTAAACTTCTTCATGGCAAGGCTTAAGAACATCACAGCCATAGTGATAAGGATTAAGGTTTCTTTCCAGATATAACTAAAGCCCAATCCCTTGAGCATGACTTTCTTTACAATGCTATAGTAATAGCTTGAGGGGAAGATCTTGGATATACCCTGAAAGACAAGAGGCATGTTCTCTATAGGAAACATAAAGCCTGTAAAGAAAGCCGTAGGCAACATCATTCCCATCATAGCGATGAGCATGGCGGTTTGTTGAGAGGAAGTACTGGTGGAAATCAGTA